GGTACCCGCGGCGTCCGCGTCCAGAGCACCGACGGCATCGTGGAAGAGAACGTGGAGCGCACGCTGGACAACTTTGCCATCCTCAGCACCCACGGCACCAGCGACAGCGTCATCCTCGACCTGATGCTCAACAAAGAACATGCTCCGGACGCCGAATAAGCGTCCTCGCAACACCCTGGCAAGCCTGCATCCGCATCCTGCAAAAAACACCCTGCGCCCGAAGCGCAGGAGAATTAGGGGTAAATTATTATGAAAAAGCTATTCGATAACCTGCCGTTCCGGCTGCTTCTCGGTATCATCATCGGCGTCATCCTGGGTCAGGTCTTCCCGGAGAGCGTCATGAAGGTGGTCGTCACCTTACAGTATATCATGGGCCAGCTCATCACCTTCTGTGTGCCGCTCATCATCATCGGCTTCATCGCCCCGTCCATCACCAAGCTGGGCAAGAACGCTTCCCGCCTGCTGGGCGTGGCGATCGTCATCGCTTACGTTTCCTCTGTCTGCGCAGCCCTCATGAGCACCGGCGCAGGCTACGCCCTCATCCCGCACCTGTCCATCGACACTGAGGTGGCCGGTCTGCGGACCCTGCCCGACGTTGTGTTCGAGCTGAACATCCCCCAGATCATGAGCGTCATGAGCGCCCTCGTGCTCAGCGTTCTGATTGGTCTGGCCGCTACCTGGACCAACAGCAAGCTCACCTGCGACTTCCTCGGCGAGTTCCAGAACATCGTGCTGGACATCGTCGGCAAGATCATCATCCCCATGCTGCCCTTCTATATCGCCGCGACCTTCTGCAACCTGAGCTATGAGGGCATGATCACCCACCAGCTGCCCGCCTTCATCCAGATCATCCTCATCGTCATGGCGGGCCACTATATCTGGCTGGCTGTCCTGTATCTGCTGGCCGGTGCATACTCCGGCAAGAACCCCTGGGAAGTCCTCCGCCACTACGGCCCCGCTTACCTGACCGCTGTCGGCACCATGTCCAGCGCCGCCACTCTGGCAGTCGCTCTGGACTGCGCCCGCAAGAGCAAGGTCCTGCGCAAGGATATGGTCAGCTTCGGCATCCCCCTGTTCGCCAACATCCACCTCTGCGGCTCTGTCCTGACTGAGGTCTTCTTCTGCATGACCATCTCCAAGATCCTCTACGGCCACCTGCCCAGCATCGGTACCATGCTCCTCTTCTGCGCCCTGCTCGGCATCTTCGCCATCGGCGCTCCCGGCGTCCCCGGCGGCACCGTCATGGCTTCTCTGGGCCTCATCACCGGCGTTCTGATGTTCGATGGCGCCGGCACCGCTCTGATGCTCGCCATCTTCGCCCTGCAGGACAGCTTCGGCACCGCCTGCAACGTCACCGGCGACGGCGCTCTGACCCTGATGCTGACCGGCTACGCCGAGAAGCACGGCATCAAGAACAACGACAACATCCAGAGCCCCATCCTGTAAAGACTGCTTCAAAGGATCTGAGCGCATTTCCCTGAAAATACCAGAAACCGGGCTGCGTCCCCCATTCTGACCAGTCCGTGATATGCAAAAGGGGCCTCCTGCAAAGGAGGCCCCTTTTGGTGCGTTATAGGGAGACAGGCGGCTTGGGGTCGTTCGTACGGCCCAGAAGATAGTCGGTCGAGGTGTGGTAAATGTCGGCCAGCGCGATGAGAGTGGTGGTGGGCAGGTCGCGCAGGCCCTGCTCATAGCGGTTGTACTGCGGCTGGGGCATATGCAGCAGGGCGGCGAGCTGGCGTTGGGTGAGGTCGTGGTCTTCGCGCATATCGCGGATGCGGCGGTAGTATGCCATAAGATGTCCTCCTGATAACTGGATGAGTATCTTGACAATACCGCAGAGAGATGCTATGCTGGACTTATGATAACCAAATGGCTATCTACAAGCAAAACAAAAACAAACACTGCCGCTTTTGGAAAATCAGCGGCAGGACGTCCGGCTCATGCGTGGGGGAAGGGCTGAAGGGTGTCGCTGACGCCGGTGATATAGTTCATATCGACGTCGTAGAATTTGGCCAGCTGGATGAGGCACTCGACCGGGATGCGCACTTTGCCCTTTTCGTAGTCGGAATAGGTGGTCTGGGCAACATGGATAGCCCGCGCGACCTGCGTTTGGTTGAGGTCGTGGTCGCTGCGCAGTGCCTTGATGCGTTCTGTGTATAGCATAGGATTCACCTCTTTGTAGAAAGTCTACAAAGGATGGCCCGAATATCTTGATTTTTAACGGATAATCCGTTAAAATAAGAGCCAAGACAGAGACTTGGGCGGAAGGGCTTGAACTACTGACGGAAAGGATGGGCGAGATGAACATATGCTCTGAAGCGGTGATAGATTCAATTCGACAGGGAGTTTCAAATATTCCACCAGAGAGCGGGGGAATATTAGGCGGAAGAAATGACGTGGTTACAAATATCTGCTTGGATAAAGGAATATTGGGTAAACATCCTTGCAGTTATACACCTGATACACGCTTCCTGAATCAGAAAATCAACCAATGGGCTGAAACTGGGATACAGTTTATGGGAATGTTTCATGTGCATTTCGGTGGCACAGAAAGCCTTTCCGAAGGAGATAAAGAATATATCGTTCGCATTATGGAAGTAATGCCGAAAAAAATTGGTTGTCTGTACTTTCCTGTTGTTGTAATGCCGGAGCGTAAGGTGGTGGCATATAAGGCAGTACGCAACAATGAGAAAGTCGTAATAAAAAGAGATTGTATCAAATGTCAAGGAGGAACTTAACATGAAGAACGTGAAAAACAAGAAAATGATGGCTGTTGTTCTGCCGGAGGGATGCTTCTACGGAAATTGCAGCGACTGCGTCTATGCTGACCGGAGTGACTGGAGAGACGGCGAGGTGTACTGCCTTTGCGAGAAAGGCTGGACACACGGCTATAATCGCCCGAGTGACCGGAACGGCTGTGCCTACTATGAGGAACGCTGATAACGAAAAAGGGAGAAAGAACTATGACGGTTGCATTGTGCATGTTTGCCCTTTGGGCATGGGGCGGATGGATCTCGTGGAAGGGCATTGAAAACGGAAATGGCTGGATCGGTGTTATCCTTTCCGAGAAAATACGCAAGAGTCTGAACAAAAAAGAAAACTGGTGGAAAAAGGCGCTTCTTTCGGTGGCATTCGGCTATGTTGCAATGGGTGCAAAGGTGATAGAGTGGATTCTTACTTTTGTCATGCGCATGGTGGACGGATCGCTTTTTAGATGAGGTGCTGTGGGGAGACAGGATATTTGAGAAATGCGGGATAGGGCGGGATGAGAGGGGAGACGGCGGGAAAACCCTTGAAATACGCGGGAAACGGCGACTTTCGGCGCGGGACGGAGGCGCGAATTATCAACAATCTTGAGATGAGGATGCGTCGGCGGCGGTCGGCGCTTTTTTCACGCCCACGAGGCCGCACAACGGCGGCGGCGCGGCGAGGCGCACACATACGCAGAATACGAAAAAGCCCCGGAAACGCCCGTATAACGGCATTTCTGAGGCTTTTAGATGATATGAGCCGCTCGGCCCCGTCCCGGAAGTCACAGCAGCAGACCAAGAGGACGAGAGCTTCGCGGCTCATGCTGCTATTGTAGCAGACGCGGCGGCGGATTGCAAGAGGGGCAAGCGTGCTAACGGAGCGTTAGAGCGTGCGAGTTTTGGGGAAAACGGGGCTTTTCGGCGCGGATCGGCGGGGATTAGGGCGTGCGCTGGCCGTGCGAGGCGTGCGCGGCGAGGCGGCGAACCGGGCCAAAACAAGCGGCGAGCAATTCTACATTTCAGTCAAAACTGCGAAAAGCTGTAGAATTGCCCTGCTTTCAATGGTTTCGGGCGTTTTGCGAGTGCGGCGCGGGCGTTTTTCAATTCTACAGAAAACAGATTTACAACTAAATCAAAACAGCGCGAAAAATCAAGCGGTTCCACCTTGGGCTTCAGCGTCCTCGGCGGGGCCGCTTTTTGTTGCGGAGCTGCCGTTGTGATACGTCCAGTAAATAGACTCTTTTTTCCGTTCGACGTGCTTTCGATATTTGAGATGAACGAGGTCAAAAATGTCCTCCTGTTGCTCCTCCGGCAAGAGGCGATACATGGCGATCAGATCAGCCTCCTCGTCCTCCAACGGCGAACCGTCGCAGGTCAGACCTTGTTCTTGCTTGAGGTGCTCGAAAGCCGCATTGCGGTCATTCTCCTGTGCAGTCTCCGAACAGCTACGCCCAAAGACGAGATAGTCCAGAGAGATTTGTAGATATTCGGAGACAAGGACAAGCTTGTCGAGGCGGGGGCTCTGTTCACCCCACCGCTTTATAGTACCATTTCCGAGACCACACTCACGCTCGACGCGCTTGAAATTACTGCCCTTTTCCTTTATGGCCTGTTCAATTCTATCAACTAATTCGGACATAAAATGCCTCCCGTCAAAAAGTAGATTTTCAGAGACTTTCCGCTTGACAAGTAGCCGAACGGAGACTATAATAGGGGTGTAACCTGATTTAAGTATAAAGCAAGTAAATCATAGCACACCCCGACCGAAAATGAAATAGCAAATCGGCGAACGGTAGAGTAAAAGCGAGCGGCGGAGGCGTTTTTCAGAAGGAGAACGACAACATGAAGAACGACATCGCAGACATCCTGTTCAAGTACACCACTGGCGAGGCCACACTGGAAGAGACGAACGACGCCTTGAAGGAGGCGGAGGCGGGTTTCAACTTGGAACCGGGCCGCAACGAGATCACCCCCGACGAGATGGCCCTCACCACTGTCGGAGATACCCCGGAGGAGGCCAACGGCTTCGGCCTGTTGGACACCGGCACCGGCAGCATGGAGAAAGTCCACGTCACCAACGGCAAGCTGGACGAGGCGATCAATCAGGTCAACCATGACGGCACGACCAATATGCTGGCCTTCGTCATCATCGGCCCCAATCGTTACGAGGTCAAGGGCGACACCCTGACGGACTGCTGACGCTCTTCCGCCCGGTATTCGTCAACCGTTCATTTGCGTGTATGTACGGAAAAGGCCCCATCCGAGCTGCCTTCAACGTACAGCATGACATGAGGGTCGCCCGCATGAAGTGGGGCGACGAGGCGACGGTCATCAAGATCGACGTCCGCAAGTTTTTCTACAGCATCGACCGCAGCGTGCTCAAGCAGATCATCGCGAAGCGGTTCAAGAAGCTCAAGAAGAAGTACCCCGAGAAATACGAGGACTTCCTCCGTTTTTACAGGCTTCTTTGCAAAGTGATCGACAGCTCGCCGGAGGGTGAGAGAGGGATTCCACTGGGAAATGTGAGTTCTCAGGACTTTGCCAACATCTACCTCAACGAGCTCGATCAATTCTGCATCCGCTTCCTCGGTGCGACGCTCTACACGCGCTACATGGACGATGTCGTCGTCATAGCGCCAAACAAGGAACTCGCCCGGGAGTGGTTAGCAAAGATCAAGGTGTTCCTCCAAGAGAGACTGCACCTTGAGACCAACCAGAAGACCAAGATTTTCTATGTGCGGCAGGGCGTGAACGCCTACGGCTTCAAAATCAAAGCGACGCATCTGCTTCTCCGTACCGAGTCGAAACGGCGGGAGAAGCGGCGCATCAAGCGGATGATGGAGAAGCTGCAGGAGGGCACGATCACGAAGGCGGCGATCGTCCAATCGGTCAATTCGTGGCTCGGCTTCGCCCGATGGGCTTGCGCCTACAATCTGGCGAAGAAGATATTCGCTCCCTACCGCTTTATCAAAACGGAAGGAGAGATCCCTTATGGCGCAATATCTCGGAACCGTCAAGCTCGGCGGATTCTACAACAACGGCGCAATTCTCAAGCGGCCCACAAAGCCGTGGCGGCCTGACGACTCCGCA